ATCATTTTAGCACTAGCTACCAGGTCAGTTTGGTTATCGATACCGAGTTTAGTACTTGTTGTCGGTGGTTCTTCTTATGGAGCCTGGTATGCTTATCAATCTTCGTATCTGATAGACGCTAGTGGAATCGTAATTATCTGCGTTTTGTTTTGGGCATATCATTCGTTTCTGAGTTTCATATCCGAGTATCGTCAGAAACTTCGAATCAAACAACAATTCGGGACGTACGTTAGTCCCGACTTAGTTAAAAAACTCCAGGAAGACCCATCATTACTGAGATTGGGTGGGTCGACAGAACAACTAACTTTTCTTTTCTCCGACATTCGGGGATTTACTCCAATCTCGGAAAAATACCAAAAGAATCCACAAGGACTTACTACTCTCATTAATCGATTCCTTGACAATCAGACTGAGATAATTTTAAGACACGGTGGTACAATAGACAAATACATGGGAGACTGCATCATGGCATTTTGGGGTGCTCCTCTTCCAGATGAAAACCATAAACAAAATGCAACAGCAGCACTTGTTGAAATGAGAAGTGCTTTGGAGGAACTAAATGAAAGATTCAGAGAAGAAGGCTTGGATACGATTAATACGGGCGCGGGCATCAACTCGGGACTCTGTGTCGTCGGCAACTTTGGAAGTAGCAATCGTTTCGATTACAGTGTGCTTGGCGATAGTGTCAATCTGGCTGCTAGGTTAGAGTCTAGTTGTAAGAATTATGATGTGGATAATGTCATTTCTGAGCACAGCTTGGTTGACGGTTATGACTACGACTTTCTTGACGAAGTGACTGTAAAAGGTAAGTCAGAACCTGTTAAAATCTACACCATACGAAAATAGTACTTGACATGAGGTACTATTTTTGATATAATTATCATGTAGTTAATACAAAAGTTTATGGAGAGAGCAATGGACTCAGATATTCAAAAGAACACATCAGATATCATATTGCTAGACAAGAGAATGTCTAGTCATGAAACTATGTGTGAAGAAAGATGGAAAACATGTTTCAATCGTTTTGATGATATGGATAAGTCCATAGGCAGAATAGAAACAATACTAATAGGAGCATCAGGAAGCTTAATAGTGGGTGGTGCCGTATTAATACTGGCCATGTGGAACATACAAGTATAGGAGAAACAAATGGAAATGGATTATCAGAAAAAAGATATATCAAAGTCACCAAAAGCAAAAGCAGTAGAGTACAGTATGGATGTACTTTGGATAAAAAGAGGACTTTGGTACGCTGTAAAGAACGAACAAAAAATGAAGTTTGACAGCAAAGAAGAGGCGGTGAAATGGCTGGAGAAATAAAGAAAGCTTTAGAAGAAGCCGTTGAAAAAGACAACGATGCACCAGAGCTTAATGCTAGGGTCAAAAAATTACTTGCACGCAAGAAAAGATTACAAAGAAAAAATAGACAAAAAATACCAAAATCACTTAAATGAAAAAGAAACTTAAACACCAAGACAGATTAAAGATTTGTCAACAGTGTCCAAAGTATAGTAAATTTTGGAAGACATGCAGTATTTGTATGTGTTTCATGCCCCTCAAGACTAAACTTAGATGGGCGGAGTGTCCAGACGAGCCACCTCGTTGGACATAAGGGAGTAGAACTTTATGTATCACGGAAAACATAAAAAGAAGAAAAAGAAAAAGTCAAAAGGAAAGGGGAAGAAAAAAAGATAACCACAGGGGGTGATTCAAGTCTAGGAGTAGATGACCTTATACTAAGCACAAGAGCATGAAGATATTTCATGACACGGAAAAATATCGAGGGGTCTCTACTCCGCTTTTTAGGAGAATAAGATGGAATATATAAAACACAAGCTTTGCCAACTCTGGAATATCCTTACAGGAAAGGATAAAAACTGGGACGGGTCAGTAGATATCAAAGATAAAATGATAGAAGCTGAAAGCAAAGCAAAAGATGATTAGAACAATAAATCAATGTAAAAGGCTTTACAGAAATGTAAAATGCAATGAAGATGCAAATGTAAAATGTATTACATATGAGACTGCATCTCATAATATGAACATGAATGTAAATCAAAAGTCGTTTGTTATGTACTTTCATAATCATACAGTTACACCTAACTTTACTACTGAAAAAATAGAAAGCGTAGGAGAGGGTAGCTGGTTTGGTAAGATAAAGCATAATTATTGGTGGGGAGCAGATTCTCCACTTCTAACTATTACTGTAAAAAATATTAGTGAAGCAACTAAGTTCGAGAATACTCAAAGCAAGTTCGCAGGATTAACAATTATTACAGTAGATACCATGAATGTGTATCGACTTCAACCAGACAATGATGGAAATGTACGACTAGTACGATTAATGAGAAGCCCGGGCTTGCCTTGGTTACGTGGTGACATAGATATATTAAAGCTAGGCTCTTTATGTAACTATGCCCCGTAAAAAGTGGTCGATTTCTCGAAAGAGAAAAATCAACTGCGCAAACCCTAAGGGGTTCTCGCAAAAGCAGTACTGTAAGCGCCAGAAACGAGGCGGGAAGTACAAACGAAAGGGGAGATAACTTATGTTAGAATTTATACAATGGATTATTGTTATTGTTAAGATAGTTCCATGGATAGTCATGGGAGCTTCTGCAGTAGCAGCTTTAACACCAACGCCAGTAGACGATGGGATTGTTAAGAAAATGTATACGGTCTTAGACTGGTTTGCATTAAACATCGGTAAAGCAAAAGATAAATAATGCCAGTAATAAAGGTTAAACGCGGTTATAAATGGGGTAAATCTGGAAAGGTTTACCCTACACGCAAACAAGCCGAAGCACAAGGCAGAGCAATATACGCATCAGGTTATGGTAAGAAGAAAAAAACGAGACCCAAGAAAAGGAACAGGAAAAAAGCCAAAAGGTAGTGGAAGACGACTGTATACTGACGAGAATCCGAAAGATACAGTAAGAATCAAGTTTGCTACCGCAAAAGATGCAAGAGCAACAGTACGAAAAGTTAAAAGGGTTCGTAAAAGTTACGCAAGAAAAATACAGATATTAACTGTAGGTGAACAACGAGCAAGAGTGATGGGAAAGAAAACCGTAGCATCAATCTTCAAGTCTGCGAAAGCAGGATTAAGGAAAGCACATAATGCCAAGACACGCAAGAAAAAGAGGACGAAAAAGAAAGGCCGCTAAGAAAAGGCCAGTACCTACAAATCCTACTCTTTACGCTAGAGTTAAAGCTGAAGCAAAGAGAAAATTTAAGGTATATCCATCAGCGTATGCTAATGGTTGGCTAGTAAGAACTTACAAAGCCAGGGGTGGTCGGTATCGAATGGGTACTGGTCGTAAGAGGAGAAAATAATGCCAATGCATAAAAGAAAAAAGAAGAATGGTGCTAAGAAGAAAAGAAAAGGCATGAAGCCTTGTTTATCACCAAAACAAAAGAAGTTACCAAAAGCACTTCAAGCTGCAATTCGTAAGAAGAACAGACCTTGTAGATAATGGCGAAACCTAAAGGCGGACTGACTAAATGGTTCAAGGAAGGATGGGTTGACATCTCTCGTAAGAGAAAAGGTGGAGGATTCATGCCCTGTGGTCGTAAGTCAGCAAGGAAAAGCAAAAGAGGATATCCAAAATGCGTTCCTGCTAGTAAAGCCGCTAGAATGACTAAAGCTCAGATAAGGTCAGCAGTAACAAGAAAAAGAAAAGCAGGTAATCCAGGTGGTAAACCTCGTAATGTTGCCACTTTTGTAAAAAGAGGTAGAAAGAAGAAAAGAAGGAGTAGATAATGATTAGAAGCCAACTCAAAGAAAAATTCGAAGTTTCGAATGAGTTGAGTAGCATCGAAAAAAAGTTAGCAGTAAGAATTTACGAACAACGAAAGTATCTACAAAAATTAAGTAAATTGAAAGATTATGCAACAATGCGTAAATGTAACTTTCAGAGGAAACAACTTGAGTTGTTAAAAGGAGAACTAAATGGCTAGTAGAACAAGCGGTTTTTTAAGCGGTCCAACAGGTGTTCATAATACCCAGAAGATTCGAAAACATGTACTTAAAAGAGGGATTACTAGAGATATGAACGCAGCAGCGGGAACAGTCGTAAATAGTAAATCATCTTACAGTATGGAAGCAATGAGATATGCTTCAGCACCAAAAGCAATCGGTCCAAGATTTGGTAAAACACTAAATCCTAAGAGAGCAAAATTTGGTAAAAGAGGGCAAGGAAGAATATTACCAAGAAGAGGTAGATAATTATGATTAGGGTCACTAAAAATTATTTGACAAAAGAACAATGTCAAAATATAATAAATAGTTTTCATACTTGGGAAAGAGATTATATTAAAAATGATACTTCTAAACCAGAGAAAACTTTCAGTAAAGAACAATTAGATGTTAATACTGAAATTGACCCTGAGGGCTATAAAGTAAGACAAGTTTCTCAATCAGCTACAGACTACATTACAGAATGGGATGGACTTCCTGTTTATAGATGTAAGATTATGAAGTATGAAGAGGGAGATTTTGTAGAAGAACATAGAGATAGTTTATGGATGTGCCAAAGTAATTATTGGAAACCTAACACTAATAAACAAGCAAAAGATTTGATGGTAATACCATTAAATGATGATTATGAAGGTGGAGAGTTTACTATAAATGGTAAACAAATAAAACAAGAGATAGGGTCAGTAATTCAAATGCCACAATCAGGTATTCCAGGATACAGACCTCGTCCAAAGCATGGAGTTAAAGAAGTAACAAAAGGTACTAGATACTCTATGGTATTTTGGAACTTTCAATGAAAAAAGTAAAAGCACCTAAAGGATTTCATTGGATGAAAACTAAATCAGGAGTTCGTCTAATGAAACATAAAGGTAAGTATAAAAAGCATAAAGGGTCTTCACTGTATCATCAGTTTAAGACTATAAAAATGCATTCACCACTATAATGGCATTAACAAAAGCAGAAAAAGCAAGACTAAAAAGAGTTGGTCTTTCACGTTTAAATAAACCAAAAAGAACACCTGGTCATAAAACTAAGAAAGCAGTTGTCGCTGTCAGAGTTGGTGGTAAAATAAAAATAATTAGATTCGGAGCGCAAGGCATGGGTCATAATTATAGTCCAGAAGCTAGAAGAAGTTTCAAAGCAAGACATCGTAAGAATATTGCTAAAGGAAGGTCTTCAGCAGCTTGGTGGGCAAATAAGGTCTTTTGGGCAGGAAAAGGTGGTAGTAAAAAACGACCACCAAAGTCTCAAAAGCATGTTAAAGGTATAAGAAGAAGGAGAAAAAGATAATGGAAGTAAGCGGACAAAAGTTATGGTTAGATGAAGCTATGACACACTCAACAGGATTTCTAAAAACTTTAGTAAGTAAAGAAATTGATAGAGATTTAACTACTGCAGAAAAAAATATGAAACACATTGTTGCTTCTTACTGCTACTTGTACCATAAGGCACAAGAACTAGGGTTTCTTGATGAAGATTCGGATTTATTTTTTACTGAGAAAATACATTGATAGAAGTTAGTAGAAAAGATATAGTTCATGAGAATCTTATGTCATTCCAAGAACACTCTAGATTCATCAAGTTACCTATGGAAGGGTATCTTGACCTATTAGGTATCACTCCTAATAGTTCTCAAAATGCAATTATTAATGCAATCAATAATCCTAAATATCGTTTTATATGTGCCGCTGTCTCTCGTAGGCAGGGTAAAACTTATATTGCAAATATCATAGGTCAGTTGGTCACTCTAGTACCAAACTGTAATGTACTATTAATGTCGCCTAACTACTCATTATCACAAATTTCTTTTGACTTACAAAGACAACTGATAAAACATTTTGACTTAGAAGTATTAAGAGATAATGCAAAAGATAAAGTTATTGAACTTAGTAATCATTCTACTATTCGTATGGGGTCAATCAATCAAGTTGACTCTGTAGTTGGTAGAAGTTATGATTTAATTATTTTTGATGAGGCAGCACTTGTAGATGGCAGAGATGCTTTCAATGTAGCATTAAGACCTACATTAGATAAAGAAAACTCAAAAGCACTATTCATATCTACTCCTAGGGGTAGAAATAATTGGTTTGCTGAGTTTTGGAACAGAGGATTCTCAGGCGAATATCCAGAATGGTGTTCTGTTAGAGCAACATACCATGAAAATCCTCGTATATCAGAAGAAGATATTCAAGAAGCTAGAAAGACTATGTCAGAGGCAGAGTTCAACCAAGAATACATGGCAGACTTTAATGTATTTGAAGGTCAAGTCTGGGCATTTAATCATCAAGAATGTGTCGCAGATTTATCAGAACTAGAGACAAAAAGAATGGATATATTTGCAGGAATGGACGTAGGGTATAAAGACCCTACTGCTTTCTGCGTTTTAGGGTACGATTGGAGTAGTGAGAAGTTCTATTTATTAGATGAATATTTAAATAGTGAGAAAACAACTGAACAACACGCAGTCGAAATAAGAAAATTAATTAACAAATGGAATATTGACTACATCTATATTGATTCTGCTGCTCAGCAAACTCGATTTGATTTTGCACAAAATTATGATATTACTACTATCAATGCAAAGAAATCAGTACTAGATGGAATAGGATATGTAGCTGGTGTAGTAGATAATGATAATTTAATCGTACATCAATCTTGTACTGAATCATTACTAAGTTTAGACCAATATCAATGGGATCCGAATCCTAATTTGATGAAAGAAAAACCTAAACATACATATGCATCTCACATGGCAGATGCCATTCGATATGCACTATACTCGTTTGAGACACATGCCACTACCTTTTAATAACTCCTTGAAAAAATAGTTCTTGACATGAGCTGTAAAATTTGTTAAAATTCTAATATACAAGTAGGTTTATGACTTTAAAAAGAGATTTAGTTAAGTATGTTCGTGACAAGGCCAAGTCGAAATATAAGAAAGACACGCATTGTTACATTTGTGGGAGTACGGAGAATCTGGACTTTCATCACTTTTACGGATTAACTGAGTTACTAGAATCGTGGATGAAAGAAAACGATATTACAATAGAAACCGAAGAACAAATATTAGAACTTCGTGAAGTATTTATAAAAGAAAACGAAGAAAAAGTTTATAAGCAAGCTGTTACATTATGTCATATGCACCACCGAAAACTGCATAACATATACGGAAAAAGACCCAAGTTATTAACAGCGAAAAAACAACAAAACTGGGTCGAGATACAAAGGAAGAAATATGGCATGGTATGATTTTTTATTGGGTAGGACAGAAAAAGAAAATCCTGCTCAGTACGTAATATCACGAGACGAAGGTCTCACGATAGATAGTAGGGAGAATACTCTCAACTATCGAAATGCCTATGAAACA